AATCCCTGTTTGTCGGATGGGACACGGCCGAGGAAACCTGGTCGAAATGGTGCGGCACCGGATCAGTTCCCGATTTCAAAACCAATTATTCCCCCAGGGCATCGGAGGCCGAAGACCTCGAAGAAATTCCGGAAAAGGGAGAATACCAGTACGGAAGCATCGACGAGGCCCAGGAAACATACAGCATCGCCACTTACGGGAAGATTTTCGCAATCACCCGCCAGGCGATTATCAATGATGATCTGGGCGCTCTGACCAATATTCCGGCGAAACACGGCGAAGCGGCGGCCCGAAAGGTCGGTGATATCGCTTATGCCGTTCTGACCGCAAACGCGGCGATGGGCGACGGAACAGCCCTTTTCGATGCGGCACATGCGAATGTCGGAACCGGCGGAATCCCGAGCGTGACCACGATCGGGGAAGCGATCAAGCTGATGAAGCTGCAGAAGGATATCAAAGGGCTTCGCAGGTTGAATATTCGCCCTGTTTATTACCTTGCCCCGGTTGCGGTTGAGGGGGCAAGCGAAGTATTTTTCAATTCGTTTCAATATGCCGATGAAGGCACCCCCGGAACACCGGACGAGGCATTTGCGACCACCCGCAGGAACCCGTATTCGGGAACCTATTTCGAAAGGGTATATGAAGCGCGGCTGGACGATGACAGCGCGACGGCGTTTTATTTCGCCGCCCGTAAGGGCCGCACGGTCGTAATTTACTTCCTGAATGGTCAGGAAAGACCGTTCACGGAAACCAAGGAAGGTTGGACGGTGGATGGTATCGAATACAAAGTGCGGATCGATGCCGGTGCCAAGGCGATGGATTGGAAAGGGCTTGTGTCAAACGCGGGAGCCTAATTCCGGATCCGGAACGTAAAATAAAGCCTTAAATTTTCAGTGGCTTATAAATCATAAGATTTCAAAGGAGCAACTATCATGCAAAATACGGGCCTTGAAAAAAACAAATTCAACGTCGTTTCCTTCGAGTACGATTTCAGCAAAGACGGGGGGGCAATCGGGGCGATCACTCTGGACAATGATATTTTACCGGACGATGCGGTTATTGTCGGCGGGGGGATTGAGGTCAAAACGGCTTTCGTGGGAGCAACGGCGACCATCGCTTTCGGGGTCAACACGACCACCGATGTTTTGGGCGCGACCGCTGTTGCGACTTTTTCAGCCGGCGCGTTGATTGACGCGATTCAAGACATGGCAATGTCGAATGGAATCAAAACGGCGGCCAAAAAGAATTTGACCATGACAATCGCGGTGGCCGCTCTGACGGCTGGCCGTGCGGTCGTTTATCTGTACTATGTGCTTGGCGTTTAATTATTAATGACGACCTTTGATGAGATATTCGCCCAGGCCGGGGCCGATTTGATCAATGAAATCGGCGTACCCGTAACCTTTGTGCCTCTGGCAGGGCTTCCAGTGACCTGTGTCGCATATCTTGATACTGAAGAGGATCTGCAACCAGTTGGCTTCGAATCGACCGGGGCGGCACAGGTTTCGACGATCCGATATTTGATATCTCAGATCGGAAGAACGGCAGAACGTGGCGAATATTTCATTATAGGCGGGATACAATATACCGTTGAGTCAATCGAGGAAAACGGCGACAAGGATGGAATCGTCAAGGTGGTTGTCAAATGATGGTCGAAGTAAAAAAAACCGATATCACTAGCGTCAGGCTTATGATGTCGGGCATCAAAAACGGGTACCCGAAAGTAATGACCCGCTCGATCAACAAGACGTCGACCAATGTGCAGACTCATGCGGTCAGGGAAATCGGGAAAGATATAAACCTTAAAGCCGGAAGGATCAGGCAGGATTTTAAGATCCAGAAGGCCAGCTGGTCGAATCTCAGCGGTTCGGTAAAGGCGACCGGCAAACCGGTTGGGTTGATCAGCTTCACCGGGACCCGGCAATTAAAATCGGGGGTGTCTGTCAAGGTTCTGAAGTCAAAGCCCAGGGTGAAATTAAAGCATGCGTTTATCACGACTGCAAATAGGGCGAAAAATGTATTTCAGAGAGCCTATAAAGGCCCCAGGGCGAAAGTTAAACCCGGTTTTCCTTATGCGAGGTTACCGCGTCATATGCGGTTTCCGATTGAAAGGCTTTCCGGCCCCAGGGTTGAGGACGTTTTTGTAAAACCGTCGATATTCGGGCCGGTGGTTCAAAATGCGGATGAAAGATTGATCTTTAATCTTAACAAAGAAATCGATTACGAATTTTCGAAACTCTGATGGCTGATACAATTCGGGAACAAATCATAAAAGCTTTGGAATCGAACCTCGCGGATATCACCGTCGATAATGGTTATAACACCGATATCGGGAAACGGGTTGATCGGGTGAAATTCGGGCTTACTGAATCGGATCTTCCGGCGCTTGTTATCTGGCCCCAGGTGGAAGAGTCCAACAAGATCCACGGCAAATCAAGAATTACGATGCCCGTGAAATTGGAAGGGCTGAGCGCGTTCACCAACAACGAGAACCCATCCGTCATTGCGGAATTGATGCTCGGTGATTTTCGAAAAAGGATGGAGGCTCAGGGATCGGTGAACAATGTTACTGATCTTTTGGCAACATCGATTGAATATGCATCGGGTGGCAATGACGAATATCCTGAACCGGGTAATGATCGAGTCGGGGTATATGCCGTTTTTAACATAATGTACAAAACTGTGGCGGGTGATCCTTACTCGCAGTAATAATGGAGGTATGAAAAATGCCGACTGCTGAAAATGCAAAACTGGAATATGAAGCGTCCCAAAATGTGGTGGGAATGACTGAATTGACCGACCAGGGGGACAACAAGGATTTTAAATCTGCGGCTGAACTCTGGTCGCAGAAATCGGGATACACTCCCGATGTGAAACCGAATGGCCTGGCGACCGGGGGAGTCATAACCCCGGACACCGTAGCGGATCAGATCGACATCACGGCATTGACCTGTTATCTGGTTGGCGTTTCGACAGCCGTCGGAGCGACGAGCGGACAGGCGCTTACACGCCCATCCGTCGACACGCATCAAAAGTTTTCGATCACCGTTGACAGCGGCGGATCGATTGCGGTTGTCGATGGTGCGGAAGGGACGAGCTTTTCGCTTGTCAGGGGCGCGAACGGTGGGCCGCCTTACATTCCGACGACGTCAATTGAAATCGGGCAGGTTTGGCTTGATTCTCAGACACCGGCGGTTATTGCGGCTGATGAAATTAAGCAGATTCCGGGTGATTCCCTCGAGCGGTATGATTACCCGACCTGGGATGTCGAACATTCCGATGTGGTCAATAACATTATCGGTTTCGCAGGAATCAATTTTCATTCGGCTTTGGGATTGATCCATACAGGCGATCTTCCGAAAAAAGTGTATGCGGCCTATGCGACACCGCAGTTCGCGGAAGTGATCGATGCCTACGATTATATTCCACCGATGAACAGTCACACTGTTAGTTCGACTCAGGTTTACGGCCGGACGAAGGGCAGCAAGGCCAGTGCCATCAATCAGGGATCTTTCAGCTTCGAAATGCAGGATGGGATCACGGATTCGATTTTGCTTTATACCGATGACATCCTGTGGTTTAAATTCTTTCAGGACAGGCTGGAAACCCCCTACATTCTGGCGCAGGGGAGCCTCGGAGTTCAACAGACCTTTTCTGCCGGTGAAAATATCGTTGCCGCTTGCACGATTTCCGCAGAGGTGGCGGCAGACCGCGTAACCTCATAAGGGGTTTTTAAATGTCGTTTAAAACAGCGGATTTTCTGGCTGAGAAATTTCAGCCCAGAACGGAAGCCGTGCCGGTCCCCGATATGAAAGCGTGGTTTGAAAATGGGGACAAACCGGCATTCAAGGTGCGGGGTTTGACCGGTAAAGAAGTCGGGCGCGCGACGGAGGCCGCGGAGAGAAATAAGAAGCTGACCCAGGTCGCGGAAGGTTTATTCGGGCAAAAGAGCAAAGAGTTTGCAAAATCGCTCAAGGATTTGGTCGACCCGTCAACCCCGTCAGATATT